ACAGCAGTTGAATTATATCAAGGAAGAGTTAGACCTCTTCACTATTCTAATGCTAGTACTAGAACATTAGATTGGGACATAACTGATCAAGCAAATGAAGGTTTTAGTTATGGTGATGGATTTTGGGATGGTGAATGGCATCATTATGTTTTTAGTTGTAGTACTTCCGATCCAGGTAGTCAATGGCATTGTTACGTAGACGGAATAGATTATTCAGGTATAAGTTCTGAATTATCAAGTGGTAATACAGCGGCAAATCATAGTGCATTTAATGAATATACTCAACAAGGAATATTTAGAGACAGAATAGGAGGCGGATCATCGTGGTTACCTATTGCACAATTATACATTGATGACACTTTTATTAATTTAGGAGATAGAGCTAATAGAATAAAATTTTATGATCCAGGTGTTGGTCCTGTTGACATGGGAACCGATGGTACTGGTTCAGGTTTAGCAAAACCTTTAATATTCCACCAAGGAGATACATCAACATTTAATACAAATGGAGGAGATACAGATTCATATGCTTATGCTGATGAATTTTCATCTGATAGTGATAGTGTTGGTTCATCTCATGACATGGCAGATGAAGCAAACGGACCTACAGGACCTTTAGTTATAAGATCTACATCAATAAGAGATTCCGCGGCAGTATGGAATAATGATAGTGCAACAGGTACATCAACAACGAAAAAATTTGGAACTAATAGCATTTACTATCAAGGAGGATCTAAGAAAACTTCTTATATGGATATAGGAAATACTGTTACAGGTGATGGTCGTATAGATGATGATGAAATATGGTGTATAGAGTTTTGGTTTAGAGGTAATGGAACATCGTCAGGGGCATACAATTACACTTGCATGAGTACTAATGATAGTGATTTTACTTTTGGTTCTTTTCCATCTGGATCAAATAATGTTGCTGTGATTGCCTATAATGGTACCGTTTATTTTGAATTAGGAGGATCTGAGTCTTCCGGTGGAGTAACTATTTCTAATAACACTTGGGCCCATATTGCTATTCAATGTGATGGAAGTAGAAATGTTTGTGCTTGGGTTGACGGAGTTGTTAGAAGAACAAAATCAAGTAGTACTATTGCTAACAAAGGTTCTGTATATTTCGGAATGGGACACTCAGGACAAAGTTCAGAACCAAGTTCAAGTTATTATCATTATTTTGATGACATTAGATTTACTTACGGAACAATGAGATATCAAATGGGACAACCTTTTACACCACCAGTTGAAGCATTTACTAATGATAATATAACAGCGGCATTGTTTCACTGTGAATCAACAAGTCAAACAGACGACGAAAGTTAAATATAGAAAAGGAGAAATATTATGGCGTGGCCATCAGGATCAAAAGCAGGAACAACAAACGTAGACGCAGATACAGATAATATTTCAGATGCACGAGCGGATATTAAACAAAATATTGATAATGTTAATGACATTATTGATACGTTTAATATAGGTGCGGAAGATAGTGCTGGAACTCCTGAAGATGGACAACTAATTCAATATTCTTCAACAACAGGCAAATGGGAAGCAATTGCTTCATCGACCATTGGTAGTACCATGGTTTTAATTGAGTTAGTAGGTAAAGCATACAGAGGTGATGGTGTTGGTAGTAATAACTATTGTGAACAAATAAATGAATTGTATGATTCAAATAATATTAGTACTTTAGGAACATCTGAAGATAGTGCAGGTGGTCCTGCACATCAAACCCTACCAGCTGG